GCAATAAAACCGAACGAGGAAAATCCTCGATTCATAACTGATTCTAAATTTAAGAAGTTAGTTAAATCCATAAAAGAATTTCCAGAAATGCTTGAAACTCGACCACTCGTTGTAGATGAGAATATGGTTGTTTTAGGGGGGAATATGAGGTTAAAGGCATTGAAATCAGCTGGGGTTTTTGAAGTTCCTGTTCATCAGATTAAAGGTTGGACAGAAGAAAAAAAAAAAGAATTTATCATAAAAGATAATCTCGGTTACGGGGAATGGGATTGGGATATTGTAGCTAATGATTGGGATTTAGATAAGCTAACTGATTGGGGTTTAGATTTGCCAGATTTTCCACAATTAGAGCCAGAGGCAGAGGAGGATGATTACAAGGAGCCAGATGATTTACAAGTTGATGTAGTATTAGGTGATTTAATTGAAATAGGGGAGCATAGATTATTATGTGGTGATTCTACAAATTCAGATCAAGTGGCAAAGCTGATGAATGGTGAAAAAGCTGATGTTTCTTTTACAAGTCCACCTTATAATGCTGGAAAAAGCGAATTATTAAGTGGCAATACACATTCTGGGGATAATAAATATGATTCTTATGATGATAACCAAGATAAAGATGATTATTTAGATTTATTAATTTCTTTTACAAATAATGCATTGTTAAATTCTCAATATTTAATTTGTAATATTCAAAGTTTAGCTGGCAATAAAATTGCACTGATTGAATATTTACATCAATTTAAAGATAATTTTATTGATGTAGCTATATGGGATAAAGGCAATGGTGCTCCAGCAATGGCTGAAAATGTGATGACAAGTGCTTGGGAATATTTATTATTTATTTCTTCTAAAGATAAGGCAACAAGAGCAATTCCAAATGGCAATTTTAGGGGTAATGTATTAAATATTCACAGAGATAAGCCTCAAAGAAACAATGAATTTTCAAAAGTTCACGCAGCAACTTTTCCTATTCATTTACCAGAATGGGCTATGCAATTTACAAAAAAAGAACAAATTATACTTGATCAATTTTTAGGGACTGGAACTACAATGGTAGCAGCACATCAACTTAATAGAATTTGCTATGGTATGGAACTTGACCCTAAATATTGCCAAGTTATAATTGATAGAATGCAAAAACTTGATCCAACTCTTAAAATAAAAATAAACGGAAAAGAATATAAAAACCTATAAAGTTCTTTCAGTAAACAAAAGTTAGCTGATCAGTCAAACAGCTACAATAAGTTTTTAAAAACGCAGTTTGGATAGGTTCTGCGTTTTTTATCTAATTTTGCAATATGGAAAAAGCAACAAAATCCAACACAGATTTTAAAAAAAAGGCATTTCTTGAGGCTTATAAAAAAGCATTTGGAAATGTTACCCAGAGTTGTAATGCTATTGGAATAGATCGCAGCACTTATTATGATTGGATAAAAAAAGATTCAAAATTTAAAAAACAAATAGAGGAACTAGAGCCAGAGGAAAGATTTATGGACTTTCTTGAAAGCAAACTTGTAGAGAAAATAAATAGTGGGGATACCACTTCAATAATCTTTGCACTAAAAACAAAAGGCAAAAAAAGAGGGTATATCGAAAGACAAGAAATTGAACATTCTTCCGATGTAGAAACAAACGTTACATTTGAAATCCACAAAAGAAACAAAGAATCTAAAGGCTAACATTCAACTTGAACATTTATTAAAATCTGAAAAAAGGTTTAAGATACTTCAAGGGGGAACAAGATCTGGTAAAACTTATGCAGTGTGCCAATACATTGCATATTTAATTAGAACAGAGAAAAAGCCTTTAGTAATATCTGTAATTCGTAAAACATTACCAGCACTCAAAGGATCAGTACAACGTGATCTTATTTCTATATTAGAAGAAATGGGAACTTATTATGCTGGGATACATAACAAGGCAGAAAACACTTTTAGATATAGAAATCACTTGATTGAATTTTTATCAGTAGACGAGCCACAAAAGATTCGTGGGAGAAAAAGAAACATTGCCTTTCTAAATGAAGCTAATGAATTAAACATTGAAGATTTTAGGCAAATAAATATGCGTTGTACTGATCAGATGATTCTTGATTTTAATCCTTCAGATGTAACGCATTGGATTTATGATGAGGTAATTCCAAGAGAAGATGCCGATACTTGGATCACTACTTATCAAGATAATATGTTTTTATCTGAAGATCTGGTTTATGAAATAGAACGAATGAAAGAACGTGATCCAGATTATTGGCGTGTATATGGCGAAGGTTTACAAGCATATTATTCTAATAGACAAATATTTTCTAATTGGCAATTTATAGATTATGCCGACTTCCCAGATACTGATAATATTTATCTAGGTCTTGATTTTGGATTTTCAAATGATCCTTTGGCAATATGTGAAGTAAGGAAAGTAAATGACAAAATTTATGTACACGAACTTTGCTACAAGCTAGGAATGACAAATTCAGATACAATAAAATTTATAAGAGATTTAAAACACGATGATAAAATAGTTTATTATGATGCTGCCGAGCCAAAGTCTGGTGAAGATTTAAAGCGTGGTGGATTATTAGCAAAAGCAGCTGTAAAAGGTCAGGGTTCTGTAAATGCAGGAATAAGTCTACTTAAAGAATATCAAATTATTTTATCTAACGAATCAAAAAACTTTAGAAAAGAATATCACTCTTATTACTGGGAGCAGATGAAAGATGGCACAATAATAAATAAGCCAGTCGATAAAAATAATCACCTTACGGATGCACTTCGTTATTGCGTTTATAGTGCTTATGGAAAAGGAGTAGATTTCTTTGTTATTTAATTACTATTTTTGTAAAAACATTTTTCTTAATGGCATCCATATTAGACAGATTCAAAAAGTTGGTTACCAAGAACTCACAAAAAACCAACGAGTTATTCAATCGAGCAGTATATAATTATCTTGGGGATTCTTTAATCTGGAATCCAGAAAACGATGAAACTTACATAAATAAGGGATATAGATTCAACTCAACTGTTTACTCCATAGTAAATTTAATTACTAAAGCAGCAACAACAGTTCCTTTTCAAGTTTATGAAGTGCAAAACGAAAACAATCTAAAACGTTATAAATCACTAACTTCTGGTGAGTTTAACAGTTCATCAATTAATCAAGCTAAAATATTACAGAAACGTGCGTTAGTTGAATTAGAAAATACTGAATTGCACGAATTATTAGATCGACCAAATCCAGCACAATCTTATAACACTTTTATTCAAGAGATTATTGCCTATGGTCTTTTAACAGGGAATCGATATGTATATGGTATCGCTCCTGATACAGGGCAAAATGTAGGAAAGTTTGCAGAATTATATGTACTACCTTCTCAAGTTATGGAAATCAACTCTGGGGGTATTTTAGAGCCTGTAAAAGAATACACATTACAATACAACGGCACTTTCAAAATACCAGCTGACTCAATTTGCCATATAAAAGATTTCAATCCTTATTACGATGGTACTGGATCACACCTTTATGGGATGTCACCTTTAAAAGCAGGGCTTCGCTCAATGGATGCAAACAACGAAGCGCTAACAACAGGCGTAAGGTATTTGCAAAATCAAACGGCAAGGGGTGTTTTAATGTCAGAAGAAGGGGATCTAAATGAAGTACAAGCTAGACAATTAAAAGATAAATTTAAACAACAATATCAAGGAAGTCAAAATGCTGGTGATGTAATCATTACTCCTAAAAAACTGTCGTGGGTAAACTTCGGACTTAACGCTTCAGACCTTTCTCTTATAGAACAGTACAACGCTTCGATAAAAGACCTTTGTAATGTTTACAATATTCCTGTACAGCTGTTAAATAATACAGATAGTGCAACGTACAACAATATGAAAGAGGCAAAAAAGGCATTATATCAAAATGCTGTTATTCCTCAACTTATAAAAGTACGTGAAGAATTAAACCGTTGGCTTACACCTAAATTCGGTGATAAACTTTATATTGATTTTGACTTTTCTGTTATTCCAGAACTACAAGAAGAAATGGACAAAGTTGTTGGGCAAATGTCTCAAGCGTGGTGGATAACGCCAAACGAGAAACGTGCTGCAATGTCTTACGGAGTAGATCAGAATAAAACAGAGTTAGATGATTATTATATCCCAATGAATTTAATTGCAATGGGATTAGGTGATGTTGAACTTGATGAGCCTAAATCACTTGATTTAGATTTAGAATCTATTCGCAAAAGAGCCGTTGATGGTTTAAATGATGTATTTACTACAATAGCAGAAGCTAGAATAAGAGCGCAAGAATTAGGAGGTTCTGGGTATCACGAAATGATTGCAAACGGTAATACTAGGTTTATGCCTTTTACTACTCACGATGAATATGAAGCTGCCATTGAAGGCAGGTTAGCAGAATATAGAGTTGACCAGGAACAAGAAGAATATGATCAAGACTCGTATTATGATACCGATTCAATGATTGAAAAAGTAGAAGTATCTGAAAGGGTAAAAACTGCTTTAAAAAAAAAGGCTGAAGAACACAACGAAGAATACGGTGACAACGCATCTAAAAGGGTGACAACCAATATGTTAATCTCTGTATTTAAAAGAGGTGTTGGAGCATATAATACAAATCCTCAAAGCGTTAGACCAAGCGTGACAAGTGCTGATCAATGGGCATACGCTAGGGTTAATTCTTTTTTATATGCCGTACGTAATGGAAAGTTTAGAGGTGGAAAACACGATACAGATTTATTTCCATCTGGGCATCCATTAAGCACAAAGAGTTTTGATTTAAAACAAGAAACTTACAATGACTATCCTCAAGGGGCAACAAATAATGCCAAAAGAATGCTTGAATGGCGTGATAAATATAAAGATGAAATAAAGGGTGGAACTTCTGTTGGCTGGGGTCGTGCTTCTGATTTAGCTGCTCGTAGACCTTTGAGTTTGTCAGTAGTTAAAAGAATACATTCATTTTTATCTAGGCACAAACAAAACGCTGTAATTGATCCAGATTATAAGGGAGAGCCTTGGAAAGACGCTGGTTATGTAGCTTACAATTTATGGGGAGGTGCTGCAATGGTATCTTGGGCAAAACGTATTTCTGAAAATAATGACTAAAAATGCCGAACAAGATTGGCTTGATGGATGGGATAAGCAACTCGAAATTGCAGAAAAAAAAGAAATTGCAATCATTAAGCGTTATTATAAACAACAATACAGTAAGGCTATCGAGATATTCAAACAAACAAAGCAGACTTCAAATTTTCAAACTGTTTTTAAACTTAATGATTACGGGGATCTTTTTGCTAATATGTATGAGCGTATCGGTTTCCGTTTTGCTGATTATTTTCGGGAATCTTATAGTTTACTTTTTAAACAGTTAGATACTTCTAATTATGATGATCTTTGGAAACAGATATTTAATAGGTTAGGGTTAAATATTGGGCAAAAAATAGCATCCGATTTAAAAAGCACAACTGACAAAACTTTAAAAAAAGAACTTTCTAAATTCTTAAATGATCCGGATCTTGTAAAACTAAATGAACGTGAAGCTGCTCGAATAATAACATCAAGATTTGCAAACATAGCGGAATACCAAGCTGCTAGAATAGTGAGAACTGAAGCAACTTATATTGCCAATATTGGAACTCAACAATCGGCAAAAGATACTTTTGGAAAGAATGAACTTATAAAAAAATGGAAAACTTCAAATGATGAGAGAGTAAGAAATTCACACGTTATATTGAATAATATAGAAAAAGATTACGATTACTTATTTCAAGGCATTATGCTCGTTCCTGGCGATCGATTAAATGGAGCAACTGCAAAAGATGTGGTAAATTGCCGATGTCGTATTGTATATAAACCAAAACCAGGAATTGTAGAGGCAGAAAAATTAACACCACAAACAGCGAGACAAGTTCAAGGAATATTAACTGATTTCACATAAATAAAAAAATAAATATCTTTGCATTATGAATAAAATGATTTTCAAACAATCACCAATAGGACAAATTGTTGATGCTGATTCAAAAGCTGGTATTGTAAAAGGCTATGCTTCTGTATTTGGCAATATTGATTCAGACGGTGATATTATAAATAAAGGTGCATACCAAAAAACTATTAAAGAAAATGGCTATCGTGTAAAATACTTATATCAACACGATATGGATAAGCCACTTGGAAAAATGGTTCATTTAGAAGAAGATGAAAAAGGTTTAATATTTGAAGCTGAAATTCCAAAAACACAACTTGGGAAAGATGTTGTTGAACTTATTAAAGCTGGAGTAATTACTGAAAATTCTGTTGGTATTTTGCCAATGGTTAAAAATATGAACCAAGAAGGGTACAGAGAAATCAACGAGGTTAAACTCTTTGAGGTTTCTGCTGTTACATTAGCAGCAAATGATGCTGCTTTAATTTTAGATGTTAAAGGCAACGTTGATATGGACAAAGTATCAAAGCGTTATGATCGTTTGGCATCTTTAATTAGAAAAGGGGATATATCTGATGAACTTGGGTATGCCATAGAATCCGAAATATTAAAGCTAAAATCTATATTTGAGAATTCTACTCTGCCGACCATTGAGGTCACAGAGCCAGAAGTAATCGAAAAAGATATTACGTTGGATATTTATAAATCAATTTTAAACACACTAAAATCATAATAATGCAAGAAGAAATTCAAAAGCATCTTGACCAAATTGGAAATGTGGTTGATGCTAAAATAGAAAAGGCTTTCGGTGCTGCACAAGATAACGCAAAAGGAGAAATCGAATCTTCTCTAAAAAGCGAAATCCAAAACTTGACTAACGAGTTTAACGCAAAGCACGAAGAAGCTACAAAGAGAATGGACAGTATCGAAGTAGAGAGCAAAAAAACTCTTTCTGGTGCTACTCCTAAAACTTTCAAATCTTCCCTTATTACTTCATTAAATGATGGAGCATTAAAAGGAATGATCGAAGGTAATGCACACGCTGCTAAATTTGACATCAAAGCAGGTGATATGACAATGGCAAACACTTACACAGGTGTTGTTGCTGGTGAAACTGTAATTAGTGACATCAAGTTTGATCCTTCAAGAAAAGTACATATTCGTTCATTAATCCCTAACGGATCAAGTGATGCGCAAACAGTACGTTTCCCAAAAGAATCTGCTTATGATGATGGTGCAGCTGCAACTGCTCAAGGTTCAACTTTAGGTGCATCTGATTTCGATATTACTGCGACAAGCGTAAACTTCGAAAAAATCGGAACATTTATGAGAGTAACTGAAGAAATGTTGGCAGATACTGCTGGACTTTCAAGCTATCTTTCTGCGAGAGTACCTGGGAAAGTACTTTCTATTGAAGATAACGAGATCCTAAACGGTGATGGTTCTGCTCCTAACCTTGATGGGTTATTTACTGATGGAACTGCATTTGCAGAAGGTGGGTTTGCTGATACTGTTGAATCAGCTAATGAGTACGATGTACTTATTGTTGCTTTAAACCAATTGGCACTTGCTAACTATCAAGCTGATACAATTTTAATCAATCCAACAGATTTACATAAAATCGTATTATTGAAATCTACTGCTAACGAATATCTACGTCAGCAAGTATTTGGAGGATTACAACCACAAATTATGGGTATTCCAATCACAATCAATACTGCCGTTACAGCTGGTAAATTCCTAGTTATGGATTCAAGAGCAGCAACGCAACTTTGGGTACGTGATAACCTATCTGTTGAGTTTAGTAGAGAAGATTCTACAAACTTCAGAGATGGATTTGTAACTGTACGTGCCGTTGAGAGAGTAGCTTTAACAAACTACTGTCCTAACGCAATTGTACAAGGAACGTTTAGCACAGCTAAAGCAGCACTTGAGACTCCATAATAAGTTTCATTTGTTTATTAATAAGAGGGGGGTCTTAATTGATTCCCCTTTTTTATTTTTAAACTTTTTTATTAAAATATTTTTTTAATTAGAAAATAAATTTTATATTTACAGAGTAAAACAAAAACAAATAAAATGAGTAAATCAAAAATTCAATTAGATCACAACGTTAAGAAATTAAAAAGGCAAAGAAAATTTCAAGAATCTTTGCGCAACGAAAGAATACACAATCAGCAGATGTATCCTTCATTTGGTAAAACGAATATATATTAATATGGAAAAACTAATCATAAAAAAAGAAAGCGAATTAAAGGAAATGAAAAAAATGTTTTGGCAACATTACTTTGAAAATTGTCAAGCTAAAAAAGATAAAATAAAGGAAATGAAAACAGAAAGCAGAAAGCGTAAAATTATGGCAACTAAATATTATTTAAAAGAAGTTATACTGCCTTGCCTATATTTAGGCGCAATAATTAATGTAATGCTTTACATAAGTTTTTGGTTATGGCTTTAAAAGATAAAATGAAACCTTTTATGTCTTTAGGGTTTTTACTCTGGGGAATATCATTAGGAATTAGATACGATGCCGTTTGGGATGCAATAGGATTAATAATTTTGAGTTATGCAATACACAAAGCAAAATAAAGATACATTTAAAGAGTCTATGGAGAAAATTGACAAATCAATTGAAACCATAAAATATTTAAATAAAATAATTAGTAAATTAGATAAAAAATAGTTTCATAGTTTAATTAATGTTTAATGTTTGAAAGCACTTGATTTCGGTTAAGTGCTTTTTTTGTAGCTTTGAATTCGTGGATAATAATCAAAGAGGCACATTTGCTGAATATTTATTTGCTACGGAATGTTTAAAGCGAGGCTTTAGTGTTTCGTTTCCTTTAATGGACTCAAGCATTTATGATTGCATTATTGATACTGGGGATAAATTATTGAAGATCCAAATAAAGTCAACAATAAAATTACCAGATAGGAAAAATTACAAATCAATTCACGTACCATTACAGAACAACAAAATGAATTATAATCTTAAAAATGTTGATTATTTTGCTGTTTGGGTCAAGCATTTTAATGGGTTTTTTATATTTAAAAATATTGGCAATATGCAAAGCATAAGATTATCAAAAACAGGCAAACATAAAATAAATTTCAATAACTTTGCATTTGAATAATGACTTCGATTATTCGTATTTGTTTTGTTTTACGTTAAAAGGCGATGCATTTCTTTGTATCGCTTTTTTGTATCTTTGCTTTAAATAACACATTATGAAAATAAAAATGCTTAAAAGCGTGGTTTCTTCAGCTGGTTGGAGAAGCGAAGGCGAGATACACAATCTTGATCCTAAAACTGCTAAACATTATATTAAAAAAGGCATTGGCATAGAGTATAAAGAAGAAAAAGCAAAAAAAGAAACTAAAGAGGCAAAAACACCAAGAAAAAGAACAACTAAAAAAGCTAAATAATGTCCTATTCACCAGAAACATATTACAGCGTTCCACCAAATGAATTCAAAGAACAAGTAATAATAAATTCAACAACAGGGAGTGAAATTGTCACCGTTTCAGATTTTAAAGATTATGCCAGGGTTGATACAGATGCTGATGATACTTTAATTGGAAATATAATAACACAATCAAGAATTTGGTGCGAAAATTACATATCAAAAGATATTGTTGCAAAAAACAGAACTTACTATTTGCCATTCATAGCATATAGATTTGCACTTCCATTTGAACCAATAGCATCGATTTCTTCAGTTACCGTTGATGGTTCTTCAGCTGATTATGAAACAAAAGGTTTAGGGGATAGCATTGTTGAATTAAATGAATCACCAGCAAAAGAAGTCAAAGTTACTTACATTACTTCTGGTCAAAATGATGGTCTTTTACAACAAGCTATACTTCAACTCGCAACAACTTATTATGATAATAGATCGGATTTTATTACAGAAAATGGCTCTATTCAAGAAGTGCCAACGAAAGTAAAATCAATATTAAACTCTTATAAAAGCGTTTATATTTAAATCTTATGGATGCTGGAAAATTAGATACAAGAATAATTGTTAAGAGATTGACAAAAACATCTGATGGATTTGGTGGCACAACTTCAACAGAAGAAACTGCTTTGACTATATGGGCAAAGAAGATTGAAAAAAGTGGTGAAATAAAAGCAGTAAATTCACAAAGAAAAATGTACACTGAAATTGAATTGATTATAAGAAAAAAAACAGCTGATCAAGTACAATTAATGGATATTTTACAAGTTGAAGGAGAAAGCGATACTTACAGAATCAATGAGTTATTTGATTCTAAAGAAAAATATTTCACAACAATAAAGGCAACAAGAATTGGCTAGGGTTCAAATAAATAGAGCAGATTTATCAAAACTTGAAAAAAAGTTGAAACGCCTTGATGATGTAGGCAAGAAGGTTGTAGATAGAAAAATACAATCTGAAGTTGCTAATATTATTGAAAATATTGTTGATGATGTTCCTGTTGATACAGGAAAACTAGCACAAGGTGTTGATTCTTATAAAGAAGCAAACGGAACTGTTATTGAGGCGATCGCAATAAGTGAATCCGAAGATTACGGTGCATCTTTAGAAAATTCTGGAAAACAACCACTAAAAGTTGGGAAAGATGGAAAGAGAAGAAAACCAGCAAAAATACCTTTCTTTTATCCTAATATTGAAAAAGGTTGGCAAAAACTATTAACCACTTTAGACAAAGAAGTTAAAAGAACATTAAGATGAACGAATCATTACATTTTATAAGACAAGCTATAATAAACAGATTGACTGGATCAGTTAGTTTTAATAGTGTGGATGTGCCAATATATAACAGAGTGCCAACAACGGCAACAGAACCTTATGTCAAAGTGTTTTCAATTTCAAATATTGAGGTTGATCAAAACGCATCTTCATTCACTAACCTTTGTGAAACTCGTATCGAAGTTGTAACAGCTTTTAACGGAGATGATGGGGGTGAATATCAAAGTAATAACATAACAGATCAAATAATAAATTTAATAAGAACAAGATCAAATGGTTATTATGATCTTTCAAGTAATAATTTTAATGTTTATACTTGCGAACTTGAATCTATAAGATACCAAGAAGAAGAGCAGGAAGATAAAACTTATTTTAAGTCAATAATTACAATTTCAAATAGAATAGAAAAAACATAAAAATTGAGTAATGAGATATATCAGCAAACATATCAGTTGGGGGGAGGCGATAAGAAGCCAGACGGCAGAAAAAAAAGAAATCGAAAATGTACCAGGAGATGTCCAAATTGTGGCAATGAAGAAACTTGCAAAAGAGATATTTGAGCCATTAAGAGAATGGGCAAATGAGCCAATTCGTGTAAATAGTTTTTTTAGATCGCCAGAATTATGTGAGGCTATCGGTTCAAAACCTACAAGTCAGCACACCAAAGGTCAAGCGATTGACATAGATGCTATGGGTAAAAAAACCAATGCTGAATTATTCAATTACATAAAAGAGAATTTAAACTTTGATCAACTTATTTGGGAGTTTGGCGATGATGAAAATCCAGATTGGATTCACGTTTCGTATGTGGGTGCAAATGGCAACAGAAACAGGATCCTTAAAGCAGTAAAAAAAGGTAAAAAAACCAGCTATGAGTTTTATACTTAAATACGGATTGTTTTTTATTATTGGTAAAATAGTTGAAACTGTTTTAAGCAGATATTATTACAAAATTTTAAATAAGATTTCTGATGCTTAAAATGCTGTTGTCACTTATTGGAAAAGGGG